CACTCAGTTTCGCAATACGAGCTCCCACCCTCGGGTGGGACTATGAGAGGTAATTTTATACTGCTGTCATTTGCAGCAGTGGCCCAGGGGGTCGTGACTCCCTCCGGCGCCTCGGTCTGTTCAGCGTAGTTTATTGTCTTCACGGACTAGAGCTCAGTTAGGTCTTCTTTCCTTTCTTCGCTCGGGCGGCGGCATTTCCCAAATGCCAGCCGCCTATGTTGACATCAACGTCGCCAAGCCAATCGAACCAACCCTCGCGCCGTCCGTGTGGGACGGCGGAACCCGTAATACGCTCAGTGAACGCGCCGAGGCGTCGTTGGACGCCGCGAGCGCGCTCTGCCTGGGCGGGTGTTGTAGAAGGGGTAGGGCTGGAAATCGTGAGATCGCCCGGTGCCTGAAGAAGCACGGGGCGGACCTCGGTGGCGACGGCACAGGCCGCGAAAATGGAATCGAGGGCCGCGCTGCTAGGAAGCTGCACGACAGTCTCGAGTCCTGGGGGAGCCAGCGACGAGGGGATGTATTCGGCGACCAACGCGTAATCCACCTCGAGCGTAAGGCCGGGAATGCCCTCGCTGGTTTGTGCCCCAAAAACGCCGCACATGATGTGCATCGTCTGATCCGCTACTGCGGCGTCGATAGATGTTGCTGTGCTTGCGGCGGTGCGGTCTGTGATAGAATCGTAAGGCATGATCATTCTTTCCCCGTTGACGCCCGGAGCTGAGTAGCCAGGGAACCGACGGAGACCGTTGGCGGTGACTGGGGTAGAGAGTGGAAACAAGCCGGGAGCCTGGTAAAAGGCGCTGGACAGGTTCATCTTATCCGCAGAGTCGGGAACCGCGAAGAATGTTTTGCTTCCGCTTTCGCGGACAGCGTCCATGGAGACGTGTGTGGCCCTGCCGAGCCTCTCGAGCACGACGTAGTCTTGCTCGGAAACGGGGAGGTCCGTCGCATCGTTGCGCACCTGCGCAAAATAGATCTTGCCGGGCGCCATGAAGGTGCCAGACGGGAGACCAACGATGCGAACGCGCACTGCCATGGCCAACGTTCGGTATGATGAGATCCAGGAGGTCGTGGTTGTCTGCTCCAGGCCAAAGTCGTCCGACCAAGGCCCCACGGTAGTAGCAGGGCCGGGGTAGTCCGCCAGCGGAACCAGCGCGTTTGCGGGCGTCATGAACTGGGGTGCCAGAATGGTTCCTGGCGCGTAGTCATAGGCAACCGCAGGTACGCCGCCGGGGGCGTACAAGCTGGCGATGTCCAAAGGAGCAGTTTTGTTGTAGTTGCCGAGACGGGAGTTAATCCCAAAGGTAATGTAATAGTCCGACGGCGCGTTCGGCACAGAGAATGTGCGGTTCGCGTAAAACTTGGCGAGGCACGTCGGAGTAATGTTGATGTCTGGCAGACGAACCATGGCACCGGACCACGGGTTGGTGACCATCTGGATATAACGTTGAATTACGCTCCCTCCGGTGTCCTTTCTAGGCCCCAGGTAATCGGAACCGGGGGCAGACACGTCGGTGAGGGCGGCCTCGCGAGCGGTGCCCCGGGATGTAGGGGCTGGCTTGGCGGAGGGCTTGGCGCGGACGAGTCGAGCCGACTCGTTTTGGTGGTTGCGAACAAGGCCGTCGGGTCGACCAACGGGTCGATTTTCGGCCTTTGCCGCGTGTTCGGCGTTCGAGTAAATGGTGCAGAAGGCGTTTTGGTCCGCCAGGTTGCCGGTATGAACTCCGACAATGCCGGCGTCCCCAATGACAGGTGACCCGCAGTCGCCCGGGATGGATTCAACCAGGTAACATTGGGTGCGCTTGCCAGGGACGTCGACCTGCAACTGAGCGTTGTTGAAGGGAAGCGATGAAGAAGTGCGACCGACACCGATGGTGAGTGCGTAAGACTTGGTCGCCTTGTCGGGGCGCCAAGAAACACGTGAAACAGGCCGATCGGGGCCGATGCGGGAACACTTGAGTGCAGGGAACTTGACAAACGACTTCAGGTAATGGGTACCGTCAGGAGCTGTCTTGCACTCGGAGTACTGAAACTCCTTGGACATTGTCTTGCCTCCCTCTCTGCGAGCGGGAAAACGAACCGTGAGGGGCGTGGACCGGCAGGTCGCCAATGACACCTTCTTGGACGGAAGGAACCAGTGGCAGTCCGTAGGAAGGACGATGTGAAACCCGTTGTCGTAGCAGTTGGAAGCGAACTTGCCGCTCACCTCGACCACTCCGACACACGAAGTGTCGATTTCGAACTTGCCGATCCGCGCCTCGTTAATAGCCGCGTTGTTGCGAACTGACGCCCCGGGCGGGAGGACGTCAGCAAGGAGGTGTGACCTCGAGTTTGTAGAAGATGTAGGAAGCCATAGGCAATTTCAGCGCGGAGGACGGCTCAGCCCCCCGTGCTTAGTTACGTCGCCGCGCCTGTTTAAGCGTGCGTAAGGAGCGTAACCTCCTGCGGCATTTTGGCCAGGTGGGGCAGCCGCGTACTCGCGCGCCCTTCGTTTGGAGAGATCGTACAGTGAAGCCGCAGACCAAACGCACATTCGGCTTGCTCCCCCGCGCACCAGCGCGGGGGTGCCGTATCAGACGAAGCCCCGCGCCGACGCCATGTAAGAACTGGTGTTCAAATGACGTGGATCGCGCGGCTCTCACCGGCGGTGTCGGCGGGTTCGCGACCTGGCACGAGACCCCAAAAACATCGCCGGCGGAAATTTGTTGAACCGAAAACGGAAAATCCATAGTTTAAACGTCGTTTCGGACACGAAATAGTTTAACGTCATTGCGGACAATTAAGGCCGGCGTAGTCCACGGCCACAATTTATCGCCTTCTAAGGCGCACACTCCTGGGATAAACCCCACTGACTCGGGGTGAGTGTCGTGCGTCGGAAAGAATGTTCCGACTGATTTTACGTCCTCTCGGACGGGCAAGCTCTACGGGCCCTGCTTAGCTTTCAGGGGCTTACCAGTCGTAGTTTAACGTCTTTGCGGACGAGCCTAGTTTAACGTCATTGCGGACGATGAGGCCGCCGCGACTAGCGCCTGAGCCCGGTGCCGGCGCCCAGCCCCATCGCGTCGGCGTCGGCCTCCGCCGCGCTCATATGCGCGGTGGCTGCCTCCTCGGCGGTGGTGCACTTATCGGCGATGTGGCCGTTCTTGCGACACTTCTTGCAGTGAAGCTTGAGCGGGCAGACGGCGACCTTGTGGCCGGCCTGGCCGCAACGGTGGCAGGTGTTCGGGCCAAAGAGCGCTTGCGTGACGATAGGGACGACCGCCGGCGGCGCGTCGTCGTCGCCCAACAGCGGCGTCTTCGCCGTGGACACCACGACGGCCTCCTTCAGCTTCTCGATCTCCTTCTGGCGCATGCGCGGCAGCGGCTTCGGCACGGCGGGAATGCCGAACGCGACACCGTAGAGCTCGTACGCGCACGGCAAGTTGGGTGCGAAGACGACCTCGAGCGTGGGCAGGCGCGCCCCAACGTGGAACTGGTTCTGCTTGAACCAGTCGTTGAGGGCGTAGAGGCCGGCCGGGTCGATACCCATAACCGTGGCGAAATGGTCAAAGATGATAGTCTCATCGTTGTAATCCGCCAGAGGGAAGGGGTCGTTGATGTCGTAGGTGGCGAACCACCACTGGTCGTTGGCGTGGATGGCGCGCGAAAGCCGCGGGTAAGCGCGGAAAACGGACTGGCAGAACTCTCGAATGAGAGGTGTGTTGCGGTCGGTCACCCAAAGCCCGGTGGCAGTGTTGACCAAAGCCTGAGGCGTCGTGGTGTTACCGGCGCATGAAACCAGGTGCAACGTCGATAGCCAGTCGGCTATGTCGTGCACACTGTCCGCTGAGTTGGCGCCGTTCAAGTAAATGCGACCAAGGAAGCGGCAGGGGCTGTTGCTCTCGAAAACGCGGTACGTGACCTTCATGCCGAAGATCGCGGCGGTCTTGGGCAGGTCCTGTCCAATGTACGGCACAATGCCGTCGTCACCGCCGAGCAGGCACTGCTCGAGGCGGGCGACGGCCGACTTGTGCGACAGGCCGTGTTCACGAAACGAAACGTACTGCACGAAGGCCTGGTCCA